AGCCCACCCGCCAGCGGGTTGCCGTTGTTGTCGAAGAACTGCGCCCCGGCGCCAGCGTAGGGGGAAAGCGAAACGCTCATAGTGCTCTCACTGTTGAATCTGGCTCACCGCCAGCACGACGGCAGGTGCTGCTGGCGCAAAAGCCGTGGCTGCGACATTATCCACCGTGATGGCCGTAGCGTCTGCGGCAAACATGATCTCGATGTAATCGTTGGCGGCAAGCGAAAAAAACTCGCTCATGGACACAGCGGTGTACCCGTTGTTGATGTTGATTGTCACCAGCCTGGCAGAGTTGGCAACGTCCGTGCCGTTTTTGCGGAACCACAGCCAAACCGTCTTGGCGCTGCTGCTACTGCTGCCGATCTGAACGGTGGCGTCAAATTGGTATAGGCCAGACTGCACCACCACAATGCGCGACGCAGGCGAGCCGATGCTGATGCCCTCAGCAATCTCGGTGTTGTCGAACGTCAGCGCGTAGGCCGTGTTGATGACTGCGGGAGTCTGATCCGTGGTCTTAGTGAACTCGCCGTAATACTTCTGCTGCTCAATTGTCGGCCGCACAAAAATCACGCCGTCCGTCGCGCTTTTGATCAGCACCGCGGCTATCGGGATCACGTTGTCAGGCGCCGTGGGCTTTACGTTGGTGAACGCACCCGCCACCGTGGGGCTGGCGTACAGGATGTCGCCCACGTTGAACGCGCTGGTGTCGATGCCGCTTACCGGCCCCCAGACGCTGCACAGGCCCGTGGAGCCGCTGTCGGGGATAGTTTCGTCTAGCACACCCAAAACGTACAGCGATGGCGTGGTGCCGTCTGCCAAGTAAGCCGACACCGACAGCACGTTGGCCGCGCCAACGCCCGCAAAACCCACCACAGTGCCCTTGGGCAGGGTTGCGCCAGTGGAGTTCTGCACCAGCGTGAACGTCTCTCTGCTGGCCTGGCCGATGCTGTCCTGCAGCAGTGAGAAAAACCGGAACCACGCACGCGTGGTCAGCGCCCCACGGTCCACCAGCGGGTCGCGGGATGCTGGAACGCGGGGCAGCGTTTGCATTTCAGGCGCTCGTCGGCGTTGCCGTCAGTTCAGCGCCCATGATGGCAATCTTTACCAAGTCACTGCCGCTGATCTCGTACACGCGATCCCGCAGCTTGGTTGTCATGCCCAGCCTGCGCCAGATCACGCGCTTGCCGTACTCGCCGATGCGGCCCATGCTAACCCAATGCTCATTGCTCCATGTATGGCCGCCGTCGTCGCTCCAGCGAAGCATAACCTCGGGTTGGGCGCCTTGCCCAGTAACTAGCCCTGTTCCCGACTCGCAATCCAACTGCAGTGCATGATGCGCCGTGCGTTTTAGCGTGTTTTGTCCCGTGGGTAGCGCGCGCCAAGACCGCAGCCAACGCTGCACTTCTTCATTGTCCTTGTACACCTCAAGGTCAAACGCATAGACGTTGCTGTTTTCCCAGTCCCCCACCAACACCTCGCCGGCGAAATTGGCTTGGCAGTTGCTGCGGTGCCGACGGAACTCCACCCCATCCCACGCCGCACGCTCATGCCACGCCCCAGTGGCCACATCGAACACCCACGTCGCGTTAGCGGTTGGAAACGTCAACACGTAGAACGAATGCCCGTCCTGTTGGTACGAATAACCGATGGCGTCGTTGAGCACGTTGTACTGCTGGATCTGCCACTCCACAGCGTGCGTGCTGACGCGCTGCGCGTTGTACCCGTTGTTTCGGTACACGATGCCGTTGCCGCGGGCGTCCGAACCCAGCCAGAACACGCTGTTGTCCAGCTTGGCAACGCTGTACGGGGCGAGGCAACCCGTCTCCATGAACGCGCCTTGGATGCGCTCCAGCGGGAAATCTGCGGCCCCGGCGTTGTACCAGACCTCGATGGTGTTATTCCCAAACAGCCACACCTCGCGGTGGTCCACCATCAGCGACACGATGTTGTCCGGGTTGCCCTCAGCGCTGGCAAAGTCCAGCGGGTCAATCTGCGTGCCGTCGTTCAGCGATGTAACCCAGAACCGCTGACTGTCGGGCTCGTTGAACACGAAGTAGCCGTCAAGGTAGCCCACCGTGACTGCGCCAGGGAAGTCGGGGTCGCTGATCTGCGCGAACACGCCCGTGCTGGCGTTGTAGATGAACGCGTCAGGGTTGCAGGCGACGAACAGCTGCGTGCCGTTGTCCGACATGCTCACCGGCCCGCTGCCGTTGATCAGCCCCAGTTCCGTCACGGCGAAATTTCCGTCAGCGCGGTACAGTTTGCCGCCAGATGCGACGTACAGGAAATCGCCAAACTTCCACATCCCACGGATCGGCCCGTCGCCTACGGTGACCACCAGACGCAGCCCCGGGCACCGCTGGAGAAACGCAGGTTCCTTGCCGCCGTCGGGCACCACCTCGGGAAACAGGTTGACCATGCGGCTGTCGGCCGCGTTGACCGACCGCGCCACATAGGACGATCCGAGGATGGGCGTCTTCACGTCGGCGTACCCGCGTACACGTTGAACCGGCGCAGCCTGCGGTTGACGAGGTTGTACGGGATGCTCATCAGGTCATCCGGGTTGTTGATGCGCTTCAGATTGCGCTTGGACGACATGGCGATGCGCTGCACCGTGGGCGGGGCTTCAACGCCGAACTCGGCCGCGATTTCGCAGGCCAGGTTGTACTTGAAGCACCGCAGGTAACCTGGCGGAAACGACAGCGTGGTGTTCAACAGCGCAGGCTGCGACAGTTCCTGCACGCTGATGATGTGCCATTCCAGATCCTTGCTGGGCACCGGGTACAGCGTCATCGTGATGTCGGGGAACGTCATGTTGGTGAACATGACCTGCGGGTACGTCGACCCCACGGTCTTCAGCGCAATACCGTTGTACTGCTGCTGGTTGATCATGGCGATGCCGAACGACACACCAGATTCGGTGTCGCGAAAGTACGTCGAATCGTCCAGCAGCACCGGCCGCGTGCCGACGAAGTTACCCGTCGGCCCCAGCGTGCGCGTGGCGGTGTTGGCCGGCCAAGTGAACACCTGATCCTGCGTGGCGTACACCGCTAGGCGCTCAATGCTCCACGAATCGAGCATCTGGTTGAGAGCCGCCAGTGCATCCTGTGATGTGGCGGCGGAGGGCGTTTCGCCCTCGGCAAGCTGGCCGATCAGCCGCAGTGCGGCGTTAATCTGGTCACCGGCTGTGGTAGACATCGGCGGACTCCCGTCGCCGCCTGCGCGCAGTCAGTTCGTTGACGGCAACCTGGGGCGATTCCTCGCCCGGAGTATACCTTTCCCACCCGTTGCGTTCATCTTCTTCTGCCTCCAGATCCATCGTGGCAACCTTGGTGCCGTGGATCGGGTGCTTCATGTAGATGACGGGCATAGGTCGCCTCCGGGCCTGCGGCGCAGGTACATGTGATAGTTGCCGGGATACGCCTTGTCGGCGCTGTGGTGCGTGATGTCCGCGTCGGGGATCAGCCAGATAGATCCACCGCAGTCGTTCCAGTTGCGGCTAAAAGAGTAGTCCTCGCCGTACCAGATGCCTTTGTGCGCGCCGTGGTTGAACAGGTCAACGTGCGGCTTGTGCGCCTTGCCGTACATGAGGTGCGGGTACGCACGCATGAACTTTTCGACTGCCGCCTCGGTTACGCGCAAAAACCCGGCCGGCACCCATTCCGCGTGGATAGCGCCGTCCGCCAAGCGCACGATGGGATGCCCACCCGCGTCGGTAAACAGGCAGCCCATGTAGTCTTCTTCGTCCCGCTTAAAGCGGTACGTTCCGGCAACCACGTCGCCTTCCGTCTGGATGAGCTTCAGCAGCGCTTCCGGCGGGAACGATACGTCGTGGTCAAGGAAGATGATCTGATCCGCGCCCGCATCCAGTGCCTTGCGCAGCATGACGTTGCGCGCTTGGCTGATGTAGGGGTTGCCGACTTCCATCACCATCTGGTGCGTGATGCCTGCCGCATCCAGTGCCGGTACGGCGGCCTCTATGGCCTCCAGAAGCGCCGAATGCGGGCGGGTAAGGGTAGGCACACACAAGACGACTTTCATTGCGTCACGGGCCTTTGTGCGGTAATCATGAGTTGGTGATTGATTGACGGGCCGGCGTGGCGGACCTTAAACCCGGCGTGCTCGACAAAGTCGATCAGCGTCTTGCGGACGAACCCGTATTTGTGCGCCATGTACGGATTGCTCTGCACCAGTCTGGCCATGCCGTAGTACATGTCCAGCCCCGTGACCGGGCCTGCTGGCGACTCGTAGACGACGGTGTTGTCGGGCTTGATGCCCTCCAGATCGGGCACCACAGCGATGAGAAACCCACCCGGCATCAGCACGCGGTGCAGTTCGCTCAACGCTTGCACGATTTCGTGCGGCGGCATGTGTTCCAGCACATGCGAGCAGTATGCGATGTGGTATTGGCCGATGTCCCCCATGTCGGTCATGGGAGCAACAAAGTCAGGAGAGACGCCTGGGTCAATGTCCAGACGAGTCTCCTGACCCTGTATCCACTCGGGAAGCGGCGACCCACCGCATCCCGCATGAAGCACCTTGATCACGCGGCCTTGGCCAGGCCGAGTGCGTCCAGCGTGTTCATGATGTCGATCACGGCAGCCTTCAGCGTCGTGGTGACATCAGCAGACGACGCGGTGCCGACTGCCGAGGTGGCAACGGCAGCGGTGCGCTGCGTGATCGGCGTCGTGCCGTAGAAGCCGAGCTTGCCGGTGGCAGACGGCTGCGCTTGCACGGGCTGGCCGCTGCGGCCGACGTTGAGGGTTTCCTCGACGTTGCCATCGCCCATCTGCTGGCCGTCGCCAATCTTGGGCGCTTCAAAGTTTGCGTTGGACATGATGTTCCTTTCTGGCGCTTATGCGCCACCCTTCCACAGACCGATGGCCTGCAGCGTGTTCATGATCTCGATGACGGCGGCCTTGAGGGCAGTCGTCACGTCCGCGCTGCTGGCAGTGCCAACGGCGGACGTTGCTTGGGCTGCGTTGGAGCGTTGCGTGACAGGCGTGGTTCCGTAGAACCCGGCGGTGCCACCGGCTTTGCCGATGATTGCACCGTCGAGTTGCGGATCCTCGAATGCCACACCAATTGCTTTGGTGTTCGGCATTTTCATCACCCCCACATGCGAACGGCCATCTGCGGGCGGATGACGCTGTACCCGTACAGCACGTCAATCCGGCACGGCATCCGGTCGTTGTTGATGTCGTACTGGCGCACGATCCGCATCGAGATCCCGTTGTGAACCTTCCGGCTGGCCATGTCGACGCCCTGCGGCAGCATCAGGTCAGCGGTGGCAAACGTGATCGCGTCCTTGTGGTAGATCAGGTTTTGCGGATAGCCCGTCGAAGCCGCACCCAAGAAGGTGACGATATCGCTGGCGGTCGGCAGCTTGCTGACCGTGGCCAAGGCTTGCGTGGGCGCGTACACGGCCGGCAGGAAGTCCACGTCGACGAACTCGGTGGAAGCCGAGGTGACCGTGTTTTGCACCACGAACTGCTGCAGCGAGCCGGTGGACTCGCGGGTCTGCGGGTTGACCGCAAACACACCAGCAATGGTGAACACGTCGCCCGGGACCAGCGTGTTGCCGTCGGTCACGTTGTCCAGCGTCAGCTTGGTCGCACCGTTGGTCAGCGTGG